TTTCCAGCACATACTTTACTAGCATAAGCGTTAGCGTAAGCACTCGGATAAACATCAAATTTACGTTTAGCAGCGGCTTTACCTCTTGGGCATAGCTTTTGACCTTTCTTTTTTTGAGCCATAATAACCTCCTATGAATAAATTTTAACAGTTTTAAATACTTCTATCTAGACCTAGCCCTTTTTTTACGAGCTGCACAATGAGCTTTTTCACTAAATCCTCTTGGTTTTTTACAGTCAATTTTAGCTTTTCTTTTTTTAGACCACTTTTTCTTTTGTGGTGCTTTTGATATTTGCTTAGATATTTGAGCTCTACCTATCGGCATTGTAATACCTCACTTTGCCATTTTCATCTTTTTCAGCTACCAAGTATTTTTCCCTATTAGAATATTCGTTTACAAATGATACGTGCACCCACCCTGACTGCGGTTCTAATGGATCATGAAACTCAAGAATAACTTGGTCATAATTGACATTTCTGCTAATCCAATCAGCTAAATCTTTGTTTGAAATACCAGCAATTTCTAAATCAGCCGCTTGACCCTTACAGTGTTGCGACCTTGACGATGAACCTATTTTATTACTAAGCTCTGGAGATCTATAGCCTGATGTTATAATAACAGGCTGTTTAAAGTAATTTCTTACTGGTTGTAAAATGTTTTCGCAAAGATTTTTTAAGTTTTCAATTTGTTCTTGATCTGGAAAATTATCTATACCAAGCCTTTCTGCTGTTTGAGATTTAGTTAATTCACAAAGAGAAAAATTGTCGCTTAGTTTCATATAAATAAAATAATTAAGATAATTAAAATTAATATAATGCCATCTCTAAGTAAACAACTTTGAGTAGTCCAGCTATTTTTATACTTAGTCCACAGCTTATCAACATTTTTATAAAGGTTTGTTAACATTTCCATCTTTTCCTCGCTTGACATATGCGTTTATTTGGAGTTTTACGGCAGTTAATATTGTGCATTTTAGCTTGTCCAGCTGATCTTGCACAAAATGACTTTCTGCGTTTTGCAGCTTTACTACCAGCTTTTACTTTACCAGTGACAGCAGTTTTTAATTTACTGCCAGGATTCATACGACGATAAGCCTTAACACCAGCTTTCGTCATACCAGCACCTTTTTCTGTTGGGCGATAATTCTTTTTGTTACGAGCAGGCATACCGCCGTTTTTAAAGCCTATTAAATCATTTGTATATTGCTCTACCGTAATATCCATAATTAATCGTAGTTTTTAATAAACTCTACAACCACCGTGTAAGTATTACCACTGTCAGCTGTGCTTGGCACAACAAAATTAACGTCGTTTTGGTTTGAGTTTGATGAAGTATTCGCTGGTATTCCGCCAAATTCTCTAAAATCCCAATAACCTGAATCTACCAATGTAACAATCGGTATATCGCCATCTGAGTCTTCAAAATCTAATCTAGCAAAAGAATCGCCACCATCACCATTAGCACACGACCACCATATTCTTTGCGGACTAACTGTAGTTACAGATTGCCCGTTTGAATTGTCAGCCAAAGCAGAAACATCAGCAAATACTGTGGTTCCGCCTGAGCCATCTGATTGATTGACAATTTTTATGGTAACTCTTTTGTCATTTTCTTGTAGGATTGTAGGTCCCGTTACTGTATCTGCCATAGTTTCCCTCCTTAATTAAGAAACAATGTTCCACGTGGAACAAAAGTGCCTCCGAAGAGGCACCTATTATATTAAGCGTCGTAGCCTTTTAGTTCAATAAGTAATTTACCCGCTGTGTAGTCTGCATCTGTCGCATCACCAGTGGTTAAATATAAGAACTCATCAGCAGCAGGTACGGCTGTAAAGTATACTTTACTACCTAATGTTGCGTCTCCAGCATTAACTAATAATGTTTCTGTTAAATCGCCGATAGCTCCGTCTTCAACTCCTGTACCTTCTGTCGCAGAGTGCACGTTGATATCTGGATCCCCACCAGCAGGTGCTTCAAAACACTCCATACTACCTGTTAAGATAGTGCCGTTTCTAGCAGCTGTGATTTGACCGATGTGACAAACTAATGATGTACCGTTTACACCAATAATGTCACCTGAACCTGTTGATCTTAAACCTGTTAAATCAATTAAAATTTGTGTAGTAATGATACCACCACTTTGCATTACAGAACTTCTGTAGATTGTTCCAGAACCTGTGGTGATACCTGTACCAGCTTCAACTGGCATGGTATTCGCATCAAAAGAGGCGATACCGCTTGAGTCTATGCTTGATTGTGTAGTCCCATCGTCTTTCGCAGAAATGACTGTAAAACCGCCTACTGATCTGACTGGACCTGTAAATGTTGTATTTGACATAATTGTCTCCTAAATTAATGAATACAGTCTTTAGGTCGTCGACTATACACGTCTGTATTCAAGTTATTCGTATAGTAAATTAATTATACCCAAAAAAAAGGGGACTCGAAAGTCCCCTTTATCCTTACTCCAAATTACTGCTTACGCAGCACCTGGTGAGCCAAATACTCCTCTTGGATCTGAAAATCCAAATGAATATCTTTCTCTAGCTTTAAATCTTACATTACCTGTATCAAAGTCACCCTCAATAGCAGTTTTAATTGGTGCTCTAACAAACTGTTTAAGTCCGTTTGGAGCATCAGTCATAATGAAGAAAGCGTCAGTATCTGTTAGATAATGATTAATCCTATAACCTTGTGGCACCATGCCCATGTTATTTAAAGCATTAATATCATTATCTGCTGTACCTGTACGCTGTGGAGATCTAAGGATTCTTTCCGCTGTGAACTGAAGTTCTTTAGGAATAATCATTTTCACCCCTTGTAAAGCAATTTTTAATCCCCTTTCGTCAACAAACGCAGAAATATCAATCAATGATTGTTCTAAGGATGTTTCTGATAGGTCGGCAGCTGTAGAAAGCTCATTACGGAAAGTACCACCGCTGGTTAGTGGATGGTCTGTAGCACAAAGCTCTTTTCCATCACCGCCAGTGAAGCTACTATCAAAAGCATTGTTAAGTACGTTTGCACCTTTTACTTGCTTGGTGTTAGCCATACTTCTTGCTAATGCTCTTGTGTAACGACCTGCTAGTCTGTCGTATAAATTATCCTCAATAGCTTCCTCTGTGATTGCAAAAGCCATTGCGATAGTTTCGTGTGTGTATCTCGCTGTGTAAGATTCTTGTGCATCGTCAAATGCTACGCCTGCACCTTCACTTTTTACAGGAGCCGCTTTGAAACCAGTAAGCATTACTTCTTCTTCAAAAGCTCTATCTGAGGTTTCTGAAGCAAAAATTTCTGCGTGTTCGTTTTCATAACGGTTATACTCTAGTCCAAAGAGAGCGTTTAATCCAGGCTCTAACTCTTTGACTAATTGTGCTCTTGAAATAGCCATAAAATTATCCTCCTATGATTAAGCTAAACCCGCACCTTTCTGGCCGAATATGTGGTTTTGAATTGTAACGATTACATTCGTATGTTCGGTTGATACATCTGAGTTGTTTGGGTCTCTTGATATATCAATCGCTTTCAACGGCAAATTTGCCGTTGTTGCACCAGTGGTTACATCTAATTCTGCACCAGACAAGCCTGTTGTGGTACTTCCAGAAGAAGTATACACAATATCAAAGTTACCGAATAAATCAGCAACTG